AGTATTTTGCTATGTACTTTAAGCCTATCAGTTTCTATCATGTTTTTTAATCTTGTACAAGCACTGATTTTTGTGCTGTGTGTAGTATTAAATCCTTTTCTAAATTTACGCACTCTACCTTTTCTAATAGGTTCTGATACACACATTCCTGGTATATTTTCTTCGCCCATGTCTCTAATTACAATCAAAGCACCTTCTCCAATTGAATTATTTTCAACAGACCAATAAATGTTTTGACCATCATTTTGACATTCTTCTTTGATGTAAACACAAATATCTTTAAGTATTCTGATCTGTGATGGTATAGGAGTTGTATTGTGTCTCCATTCAGCTATCTGTTTGTAGCTTGGCAATTCAAAGACTTGTATCGCGGCATAATCTCCACCAGTACCCATTGACGGATCAAGAGCAATAACGTATGTGCTGTCTGGTTTAGGCTTTCCATACCAACGTGTTTGACCCATGTTCCAACTTGGATCTATTCCTTCAATGGTAGATAATTTTATACTATTAATTAAAGTTTCATCGTAAACTAAAAATTCACAACCATATTCTCGTCTAAATCTTTCTTCGCCTATCCTTCCAACTTCTGTCTTAGCCCACTCTTCATCTCTATCAGGATGTTCGTCCCATTTTGCAGTAAAGCCATGAAATCCATTTTGACCAATTAAACTCTCATTTCCATCTTCATCAAATTTGTTTTGCGATTCTTTCCATATGATAGCAAATGTGTCTTCATCACTGTTAGGTGTTGATGTAATTATTGCACGACCACCTGTTGCTAGTGTTGGTGATATCGAAGTCCAAAATTCATCTGCTATACTTGGATTCACGAACGCAAACTCATCGCAATATAATAAAGAAATAGACATACCCCTACCAGTATTTCCAGTAGTTGTAGCACTAACAATCCTACTTCCATTTTCAAACTCCATTGAACCTTTGTTATAATTTGTTACTCCTGCTCTGATATGATCAGGACACAATTCATAACCGTATCTTATACGTTGCATGATTTCTTGAGCACCTGTATATTTGTGTGCGGCAATTAGTATTGTTTGATCTGCATGAAACATGGCGTACCATAATAGATAAGCCGCGGCAGTTGTTGTCTTGCCACTTTGTCTTGGCAACATATTAATATTAAATCTATGATTGTGATAACTTTTTAATAATCTTTTTTGATATGAGAAAGGACCAAACAAAGTTTTTCCTTGAACAGGATGTTGTATGTTGAAAAATCTTTCACAAAAATACAAATAACCCGTGTCTGGATCTATACATTTTTTAAGATCTTCAACAGCTTCTTCGTTAAATTTTTCTTTTAGGTGTGCCTTCTTGGTAAGTACACCATCTAAACTTTTTGTTGCCATATTAATATTTATAGACAAAAATAGGCTCCGAAGAGCCTATTTGAATGTCACTAATTGGGAGGAAATAGTGATTATGATACTGCTATTGCTGATGCCGCCGCTACATCTGAACCTGTAACGTCTATGTCGTTTGGACCAACTGCTGTACCTAAATTTCTTATTCTTTGTTGCATATCTGCCGCATTACTTCTTTCATCCATTACTACGTGGATAGTACCTGCGTTTGAGTTCGTAACCAAATACATTAAAGGATTCAATTCCTTTACAATCATTTCAACTGCTTCATCAACTGCATCATCTTCTGCACGTAAATCAATGTTTGAATTAGAAGCATTTTGAACTGTTACGAGATATGCTTTAGCATTTACAGAATAAAGTGTTCCTGCTGTTGCATTTAATCCTACTACTCTTGTTACACCTGCCATTTTCTATCTCCTATTAACCGCAATTACTTTGGTATAGTTTTTCAAACTTTGCATCATCAACGTCATACTCAGCAGTAATTTTTTTCTTCATTTCTTCTTTTGTACAACCGCTGGCGTCAAGTCTTTTCATTTCGCCTACGCAACCTGATTCGTTTTTCTTTTTCTTGCCTTCGCTCATCACAGCTTCTAATCTAGCTCTAAGTTCAGACTTGATTTCATCTTCAAGTGCCATTGGATTATCTCCGCCTGCAACTTTAGGATAAGTTTTCTTTTGTCTGTTTAATCCACCTGCTAAATCATTTTGCATATAAGCTGTGTCTTGATATTTCTCATCTGGTGAATTATCCCACTCGCCTTCTTTTGCTTCTGTGTCTTCACATCCACCTGCACGTAATTTAATGTCATCCATGTCCATGTCTTTTGGTGCTGGTGGCATATCCATTACTTTAATGCTTTTTTCAATTTCGTCTCTTGGTGACATTTTCGGCATTGGTGGAATTATTTCTGGTTTGCCACCTGCGTCTTTCACCATCTTCATTAATGTTGCGACATCATCAGCAGTTTCACCTGACATCGAAATGCTCATGTTTACGCTTTCATTTAATGAATCTATTTTTTTATAAATGTCTTTTAAGTTCATTATTTACTCCCTATTGGACTTTTAGTTGATATCTCGCCCATATCGTGTTTTTGTTCAGCATCTGGTTTTGTTGATTGTCCTGGATCGTTCTCTCTTTCTTTTTGAACGCTTTCTAGTTCTTTCAATAAATCCATAACACGATTGTCGCCTACCTTCTTTTGTGCATCTGGATCAGCTGATTCCATCTCACTACCAAGTTTAGGTGTGTAAACTTTGTCATACTCTTTATCCTGGTATTCTTCTTGTGGAGCTTCAGCATCTCTCAAACAAATGTATGCAGGATCTATTCCTGATACTTGTGAAATGTATTCGCCTAACACTTGAGCGGTAGTAGGGTATGATAATTCTGCTTCAAAATAAGTTGTCTCAACATTTTGTAATTTAGGAAAATCTAATGGACGTTCTTGAATTGGAGTTTTCTTACCTGGTGTCATGTTGATCAAGCCAAACTTTTGCAAACAAGATTCGCAACTGTCAATAAAACCTTCTGGTAATTCTCCTGCTACCCCAAACTTAAACTTATAAGTTTTTTTAGCTTCTGTTAGATATTCTACAAATGTTTTCATTAGTCTTCCTTATATGTTTATTTATCCATGTTTTTCAATTTATCAAGAAGTGAGTTTCTATCAGTTACAACGTATCCTTCACCATTTACTATGGAATCTCCGTCTACACCACCTTCTTTGTCCTGCTTTTCCTTCTTGAGTTGTAGCTCAACCATCTTCAATTTCTTGTCCAATTTAGCTGTTTTGGCATCTAAGTTGGTCTTTAACATCTGTCCTGCTACTTCAAACACTCTACCACTATATCTAGATTCTACATTCATGCCTAAATCCATTAGATCTTCATATGCAGTCATGGCCTTATCTGCAACTTCATTAAGTTCTTTATCAGCCATTTCACCTAAGCCCTTAACCTGGGGTAGTGCCGCCTGAATTTTATCTAATTCAGCTATTTCACGGAAGTCTTCTTTTTGATCAGTAACTGCTTGTTCCTTTGCCTTCTCACGATCCTTATCTATGATCTCTTTAGATTCAGGTAAATTAAGCAATTCTTCAAGTTTTTTGGTCATAATTGTTATCCATTATATGCTACTATTATTTATTCAAATTAATGGTCATAAACAAGCACTTTGGTATCATCTACCTTGATAGGTTTGCAATAAGCAGTTACCCTATCCTTAGGATCAATGTAAGATTTGTATCTATAGTTGCCGTATTGTCTTGGTATGCGACTAGCATAATATTGACAAACGTCTATGCTCCTGAAATACATAGGGTCTCTTTGCTCCCTACGATCTTCTCCTGTGCCCAATACCACGACTAGCATGAATGCGTGGATTACCATTTACCCTCATTTTCTCTTCCCCTGATGGAAGATATCTTTTTCAGTGATAACTCTAAAAAAGATCTTTTTACGTTTGCACCAGTCTCTTGCCGCAGACCATTTTGCCATGTTCTGTACATACTGGGCTTGTCTAAATTTATCTCTGCCAACTTCTTGTAACTTCATTTGATTTTCAGGCTTCACTTCTATTAGCTCTGCGTGTTGTTTTCCTTTTGCATCTGTGTATTGTATTAAAAAGTCAGGAACGTATATTGTCATCTTTGCTGTCAAAGGATTTCTATAAGGAATCTTTACAGTTTCACTTGACCATCTCATTATGCTAGGACTTTCATCGCAAAATTTCATGAATGCAAATTCCCAACTTGATCTGAATAGAGGAGTTTTTAATCCTATATATTTTTGAGGATTTTTTAAATTGTATCTACCCTGGGCAAACTTTCTTGCCATGGCACTATACCAATATGTTTCTTGATTCTAATTTTGTGTCTGTGGGTGTTAGTTTGTAACCTAATGAACTAACTCTTTGTCTATTGAAATTTAGAATCTCTGTTACGATTGAACTTAACTGAATGTTTTCCATACCTTTTAATGTATCAAGTAATTGAAATACTTTCACTTCATCAATTTTTGCTTGTCTCAGTAACGTTGACGCCATAGTTTCTGCAGATAATTTTTCAAATCCTCTTTTCTCAAAAAATCCAATGACTGCATCAACTTCATTACTTGGAAATTCTAAAGGAGCAGAATAATAAACGTCGAAAAATTCTTTTACATTTCTTTGAGTAGTTTGTGTTGTTGGTACATTAGTTGTCATGTCAATCTCTATGTTACAATATCATTTTTATGTGTATTCAAGTTGCTTTTTGTTAATGAATTGTAGGCATTCTTTGCACTAGTACTTATATTATTCCATGCTGTGTTGATAGCATCTGGTGTTGGTGTACCGCCGCCGGCTAAATGTGCTTTTTTAAATGTTGTTGATTTTGATAAGGCATCTAATGCTCCTGCATTATTGTCCATGAAAGATGTTAAGCTAGTTAATGATCCACCTTTAATACTTGAAGCTATTGACTTACCTGCACTTATTCCTGCAACTGCGGTTGTAATGTTATTTGCAAATCCACTTGCACTTATGCTCTTAGGAAATGCTGTGTTGGCAACACCACTGATGTCACCACCTGATACTCTTCCAAGTTGATCTTTTAAAATACCAAAGCCTTCTTGTCTAAGTCCTTCTTTAGTTAAATTCTTTATGTTACCACTTAGGCTACCTGCTTTCAATACAGTTCCTAAGAATGCTGTTGGTGAACTAAATGCTTGTCCGCTTGTGATGTCTCCGAATATATCACTTGCTCCTGCGGCTACACCACCTTGACCAAATAAACTTGTTGTACCTCCACCAGCTAAACTGTTAGGTGATGGTGTCTTATCATAATGTCCACTTGCTGGACCAAATGACTTAGGTGCAGTTCCTTCTGTTACTCCACCTCTTGCATACCAAACAGTTTCATATTGAACCTGCATTGTATTCTGAACTGGGTCACTTGAGTTGTTATCCATTGTATCATGTTGCCAAGAACTAATGATAGGATTAACAAGAGTAAAACAGGTATATCTTTTTCTTGACATTTGATAAATTTGTATACTTTCAAAAAAGTGTTGATAGCTATCATTGTCTAAACCAAATCTGTGTATGTTTACTCTTTCATTTCCGTATGTGTTACCTCTTGCATAAGCACCATTGGAAGTGTTTGGCATTGATGTTCCGTCAACTGAAGCGTAATTACCATCTGCATAATAATATCTGTAGTAGGCTTCCCACATAGCAGTTGTTTGTCCATAGTTGTCATCATGGAAATTAATTGTAATGGGATCATAATCTATTCTTGTTTGTAGATTAGCTTTTTTGTTATACTGATTTTTTAATGTAGTTGATATTGCAAACTTAGGTAAGTCTACTCCTTTAACTAACATATTGATCTCAGGTGTTTGTAACTGAGGTATCATTCTTACAGCAATAGGGTTTAAATTAAAGCTGACGTGATATAAAAATTTGTGTTTAGGGGATAACCTGTGTGCGTCATCTACATACAGTCTGGCCGCGTGTGAAAAGTCTCCAAGGTTACCCTTTGGGCTTAAAGCACCGCTGACTACATTATCCAAAAATCCATTAAGTTTGTTTGCCATACTAATATTTATCTAAATTATTAAGTACGTATATAATAAAAAAGGGTGCCGTAAAAGACACCCTTTTTAGTTTCAGGAAATATTATTAAGTTTGATCTTATGTAGATCCACCACCTGTAATTAAAGTATTTACAGTTCTACCTACCGCTGTACCTACTCCTGTACCTTGTGGTGTTTGTATTGCGTTATCATATTTGATTGATAAAGCAACTGTTACTGGATCATTTGTTGCATAGTTTAATGTGTTATAGTTTGCACTTTGTAAGTAACAACCATATAACTCAAATGTTTCTAATACGTTTGCAACATTTATTCCGTTACCACCATCTAGTATTTCAATTCTTGTTACGAATTTGTAATCACTACCAGATGCCGCTGAACTTTGTTCAAAGAAATCGAATTGTTTCTGTAGTTGTTCACCAACAAGTTTCTGTACGTTGTTGGAAACATCTTCTCTCAAGTTCAATGTTACTGGTTCCCAAGTGTGTTTACCTGCTAGGTATACTCTTGAGTTGTATACATCAACTGTGATGTCTTCAAAACTTACGTTTGGTCTTGTTACGTCAACAACTTGTTTTGTTAACTCTGTAGTTGGTGTTGATACTCCGAAGTTCTCCAAGCTCACTCTAAAGCGATACTGGAGTTTCGGCATCAACAATCCTTGGTTAGCCGCTGAAGCTGAACTATCCAAAGGAACTGTTATTTTGCTTAATGTTGAAATTGCCATTTAATATCTCCTGTTAAAACTATTTATCCTTTTATAGTCCTGCTATTTCTCCAGTGTTTTTAAGTCTTAATGGAATGAAAATAAACTCCACTGCTTTCACTGGTTCTATAGCAATATCTAAATATAGCTCATTTCTATCAATTCTAGCTGGTGTATTGTTTGATTCGTCACATACAACTAAGAAGTCATATAATGCTCTTTGACCAACTAATTCTAGTAATAAACTATCTGCTTGAGCTTTGATTTCATCTCTTGTGATTTTATCATTTGGCTCAAAGATATATGGTTTTGCTAATTTATCTAACTGTGATCTTAAGTAGATTACTAATCTTGCTACGTTGATTCTATCCAACGCACTTGCATTAGCGGCTCTAGTTTTTTGACCAAAGTTAACTAAACCTGAACCAGTTAAAAATGTTATTGGGTTAATTTTATTTGAGTACAATGTATCACGTTGTCCTGTGTTCAATGCTACTGAATTAAATTCACCCTCATCGTTAATGAACCCTGCCGCACTTGCGTTTGTAATACCACCTCGTCTTGTTCCTGCTGGAGCAAACCATGGAAATGATACTTGATCACTTAATGCAATAGTTCTGATTATACCATGTGATGCTGGAACTACAACGTTCTTACCTGCGTTATCGCTTGAGAATAAACTTGGATAAAACACACCTAAGTATTCGTTGCTTGTTACTAAACCATCATCATTATCTTCAACTGCTTTGTTTACGTTAGTTGCATAATTGTTGATAGTTGTTGCATCGCTTGATAATCTAAATGGAAGGTCACCAACTACAAAACAAGTTATACCTCTATCTGTGTTTAGTGTTACCATTTCACCAATCAATTCTGAGTAACCTGGACAAGCTAATAAGTTGAATATTCTTGACTGGTTATCTCTAATTTCTTGGTTGCTATTAACAAGTGCTTGTAATGATTGTACAACAACTTTTCTTTGAGCTTTTCTACCAAATGAACCTGCACCATTTGCCTGGTTTGCTGATTCAGTTACCCATCTGTGAGCATAGTATCCTGCCATTGATTCGTTGTTGTTGAATCTAATGTTGTTGCCTGAAGTGTTAATGCTGTTTCTAACAAATTTCTTAACGTTGAATCCTGAACGTCTTAAGTTCCATAACAACATACCTTTTGGATATAGTGCTGGATCTGGAGCATCTGGATCTAAGAAATTGCTTTCCATCAATGCCGCAATAGTTCCTGCTGTGCCACTGTTAGCACCAGTTGTATTGTATCTTGCATCTGCAAACAATATTCCATCTTCAGTTGTTTGATCTGAGTTATCAACAAGTACCCATTTTAAAGTAGTACCGTTGTATTTGTAAATCTTAGGATAGTTTTCTAAGTCTGCTGTTGATACCCAAATGTCACCATTTTTAAGTGCTGTGCCATCTGATTGTAAAGTTGGCTCTGTTGCACTTACGATTGGACCTGCTGGATCTGTTTTATCTCCACTTGATGCTTGATAGAACGGAGCAGATGAATCTTGGTAACCTACCCATGTAGTACCATTGTGTATCATGATGTCTACTTCATCAACAACTGAACTATACCATAGTCTGTTGTTTTCAGTAAGAGCAGTTACAGCCGTTGCACTTGCAGTATAAGTTAATACCTGCCAGTTACTTGCAACGAAATCACTGTTTGTGTCACCTGTTGGTGCTGTGTATAAGTTTGGTGTACCTGAGTTTGCATTTACATAAGCACTAAATCCACCTAGGTTGAATAATCCACCTGTGTCTTTAATTCTAATGTCACCACCATCGTTGTGTTTAATTACAACTCTGTTTGATGCATCTACTTCAGCAACAATGTTTACAAATCCTGCTGAGTTAATAGCACCTGCCCAAACATCTGCATCACTTGATGCACCTGTTGTTGTTACACTAATTGTTTTGAAAGCACTCATAGCCTCTTGACCAACAATGGTCTCTGACATATTAAATGCTCTTGTACCTGCTGTCAATTGTGCCGCAATTATGCTTGAAGTAATTGCAGTTGCACCTGTGTTTTGACGTCTGTGAATTTTAAAGTCACCTACAACACCTGATAGCTCTGCATTATTGTAATTTACATAAAGAGCTCCAACTGCCAAGTTAATTCCGCCACCTGTTTTGTCTAAGTTATAAAGTGCCGCATGGTTTGTTGTGTAAATTGGTGCCGCAATAGTTTCCCAAAGTTTTGTAGTTCCGTTGAACTTCTTAACTGACCATTTAGCACCTAAGTTAGGCTCTGTAGTTTTAATCCATAAAGACCCTGTTGGTCTTGGTGCAGTATCAGTTGACTTGTATTCTGGAACTGAAGTGTGTGGAGCGATTGTTAAAGCTGGTGCTTTGTAAGTACCTGCTGTGATTCCAATCTCTGTTAAAAGTGTACTTCCGTTTGCACCTAAAACAATATCAACACCTGTTGAGTAAATTTCTAATTTACCATCAATAACTGCCGCACTAACACCGGCTACACCAGCACCATCAATTGCTGATTCAACATCTGATAATGCAGTACCACCTGCTGTTACAATAGTTCCGTTTAGATCCATTGTAGCTGTGTTAGTAATAGTTGGGTTGCTTTCTGATCCAGTTACAGTTGCCCATGAACCTATCCATGCACTTGTTCCTACTTGTACCCAAGTACCTGAGTAGTTTTTGTAGTACATTTTGTTCAATGTAGTAGTTGCAACAACGGCATAGTCACCTACTGCGCCAACAGAAGTTTTAGGTACTCCGCCTGTTACTTTACTTGTATCTGTAATAACTGTTGGAATTTTGTTGGTAAAAGACTGTCCACCAGTAACAGTCTGAGCCGCGCCATTCCATTCAAATATTCCGAAAGTTGTGTTTACTGTATCAAACCAATAAGTTCCATCTGCTGGATTTGCCGCTGGAGCAGTTGCACTTGCAACCAACTCAGATGTGTTAAGGTTTGCTCTTGTAACGTATGCTCTGTTTGCCACGCCTAAGTATGAGTATGCCGCTTGTAATCCGTACTCATTAAGTTCATTGCCGTGTAAAGCATTGTTGTTAGAGTCAGTGTAGAATGTTGGATCTCCAAACAATTCTGTTAATTCTCTTTGTGATGTTACCAAGTAAGGTTTTCCAGCATTTGCACTTGTTGTTCCTGTTGCTGTTCCTGTCCCTGATGCGTTTTGTTTGTCTTGAGCCGATACCACAAATATCATTGGTACTGTACCTGGCTCAGCTGGGGTGTAAAAGGATTCGTCTATTACCTTTACCTCAACTCCTGGTGATACTAAAGCCATTTTATTTCTCCTGTTAGCAAATTGCTTCTGTTATTAGTATTTATACGAAACGACAGAATTCAAGTCAAAATATACGGTGAAAAAGGGAGGTAAAAGGGCAGGTAAATACATATATGAGACCTTTATGTGCTTGTGGACAGAGACCTGTAGCTATCAACTACTACAAAAAAGGCAAACCTTACTATAGGAGTAAGTGTGAGTCATGCACTCGCTATGGCAAGCCTAAGCATGGCATACCTAAATGGAAACAAGCTGGTTATGAACAAAAGAACACTTGTGATAAGTGTGGATACAAAAGCAAACACAAGGAGCAGTTTTCAGTTTACTATATTGATGGGGACTTGAATAATGTCAGATATTCCAACTTAAAAACAATATGTTCTAATTGTAGCAAAATTTTGTATAAGGAAGGTGTTAGATGGAAACAAGGAGATCTTGTACCTGATTTCTAAGATCATCTACTGTGCCATTGTTATCAACTGTGCTATTAAATTTTGTTTTAGCCCAAGCCCACTCTGAAGGGTGTACATCTTTAGGCTCTATTCCATATTCAACCCAATCAGTAAACCAAGCTGGATCTTCACCACGTTTTACTCTCCATACTTGGCCACCGATACTGTGAATCATTTTCGCTTCATTAGGAAAACGCACATCTGGGATAACAAAATGTGTTTCAGGATTATCTAGTATTTTCTTCTTTGTTAAACTGACCCAGATACCGTCGTAAAAGCCATCACGCATACACTCTGTACCAAATAATTGCAATACAAGTCTTGGAGTAATGGCTTCTCCGGTTTCTTGACTCCAGTATTCATCACGTTCTTCCCGCCATGCTCTACTTTCGTCGGTTTTGCCGTCAAGCAATTCACGATCCCAGTCAAACATTACGGATACTGAGTCTTTCAGTTTGTCAGCAAAACTAATCTTTTGGAAATTATGTTTTCTAATCAAGTAATCTGCAATAGTATCTTTGCCACTACCTATTAAACCACATATTCCAATAATCATTAGTTTTAGTCCTTACCCTGAATATTTTTACAATCCTCTGCATTGGCTTTAAGACCTAGTTCTTTGTCATACAACCATACATATGAATATGTAACTTGATCTTCGCCTACATGGCATTTCTTGCCAAAGCTAAGGCTTGGGTTTTTTGGTATACTACAACCTGCGAGTAAACCAAACACCATTATAAATGCTAGTACTTTCATTCTGAAAGTTCCTTTCGTTAGTGTTATTCTTATATACTAATATAAATTTATGTGATTGTCAAGTGGTTATTAACCAATTGTGAAACTGTAACCTACACCACCAGCAACTTGAGTAGCAACATCTGTTTCTAATTTTTCCATTTCCGCCTGTGCTTCTGATTTCAAAGCATCACCATTTAATGTTGATCCACCCTGTGGTCCTGCAATAGTGGCAAATTTTGATCTTGCTTCGCCTAACATATATTTGCATACTGCAAGTGTGTAGTCTTTGATCCACTGACTTGCAAGATAATCTTTTAATAGTTCTGAATCTGGTCTGTAATTGTATGCGTACAATAACAATTCTTCTTCAGCTCTTGGTCTTTGTAAAATTACAAGTTCCTTTGTTGTAGTGTTCCATTTGAATTCAATGAACGATCCAAACATTCTTCCAACTAATTCTTGATATTGTGCAAACGCATTATAAGTTGCTAATCCACCCATGTTTGTACTTGCTAATAGATAGGTGTTTGTGTAAGCAAGATTGAATGGTTCAAACAATGTACCACCATCTCCGCCACCAGTTCTTGAGCCTATGCTTCTTCTAAATATTTTCCTTACCTCAATTACTTCTTCTGGAAGTGTGTACGTGTTTTGATCTATCACAGTGGGTAAAAATAGGTATGATTCTTCAACTGAATTATCTGATCTTTGTCTGAATTTCGCTAATGCTTTCTTTAATGCTTCTTCATAATGAGCCTGATCTAGCTCAACATCAACCATACCCCCACCTAAGGATAGGTTGACATAATCAAATACTTCTTGTTTTGCTGTGGTTGTAGTTGCCATATTCATGCGTCTCCATATGTATTTATACGTTCGATAAATACTAATGTTATGCCAAGACTGAGTTTATACAAGCCCGAAAAGGGAAATGATTACGATTTTTTAGACAAAACCATCACGGAAATGTTCACTGTTGGTGGTACGGATGTCTTTGTCCACAAGTATCTTGGCCCTGTAAATCCTGATGAGAATGATGCTAGTCCGGCCCAGCCTAGATACAATGCTGTTAAGGAAACTAACATTCAGGATATGCTATTCTTAGAAAACCGTGATAGAAAATACGATCCTGACATATATGTAATACGAGGTATCTACAACGTTGCTGATATTGATTTTGACATGAGTCAATTTGGGCTATTTTTACAGAATGATACTTTGTTTATGACCATACCCATAAATTCAAGTGTAAAAACTTTGGGTAGAAAAATCATGTCCGGTGATGTTATTGAGCTTCCACACCTTAAAGACGAATATGCACTTAATGATTATCAGGTTGCACTAAAACGTTTTTATGTAGTAGAAGATGTAAACAGAGCGGCAGAAGGATTTTCACAAAGTTGGTATCCACATCTTTATAGAATAAAGATGAAACAAATTGTTGATTCACAAGAATTTAAAGAAATACTTGATTTACCAGCAGAAGAAGGTAGCACAAATACTTTACGTGATGTACTTTCAACATATGAAAAAGAAATGCAAATTAATAATGCTGTGTTGGCCCAAGCAGAAGCAGATGCTCCTAAGGCAGGATACAATACAAAACAATTTTATACTTTACAAGTTGATCAATTTGGCAAACCTGAACTTGTAACAACTGATATTAATACTCTTGATGCTTCTACGTCTAATATGTTGGCAGATAGAGTAAACCAAACACCTGAAAGATCAGGTTACAGTGGTTACTTGCTTGGAGATGGTATTGCACCAAATGGAGAAACATTTGGCCATGGTTCCGGATTTCCAACAACGCAGGTTAAAGGTGATTACTTTTTGCGTACAGACTTTATGCCAAACAGATTATTTAGATATGATGGACAACGTTGGACCAAAATGGAAGATGCTGTTAGATTAACAATGACAAACACAGACACAAGAAATAATCAAAAAGGAACATTTATAAACAATAGCACAACTGCAAACATTGGTGGCGAAACAGTCAAAGAAAGACAGCCATTGAGTAAAGCACTTAAACCTAAGGCGGACAATTAATGTTACATTTTTATGATGGACAAATTAGAAGATACATTACACAGATCATAAGACTGTTAAGTAACTTCTCATACAAAGACGGAAAAGACGCCTTGGTACAAGTTCCTGTGATGTATGGTGACATCACTAGGCAGGTTGGACACATCATTAGAGATAATTCAGAAAACAAAATCCCATCTGCTCCACGCATAGGCGTATTTGTAAACAATCTTGAAATGGATAGAACAAGAACTGCTGATCCTTCTTTCACAGGTAAAGTGCATATTAGAGAAAGGGCTTTTGACAGTAATAAAAACGAATATCTTAACACACAAGGTAAAAATTATACAGTAGAACGTCTAATGCCTACGCCATATACATTAACGGTTCAAGCTGATATATGGTCAACAAACACAGAACAAAAATTACAAATTTTAGAACAAATATTGATGTTGTTTAATCCAAGTTTAGAAATACAAACCACAGACAACTATGTTGACTGGACAAGTTTATCAGTTGTTAATTTAGAAAACAT